CGGCACCTACCGCCACTGGGGCGTGTCGGCCGCTCACCCCTTTCTGCCCTGCGGCACCCGCGTCACGGTGCGCCACGGCAGCCGCGTGCTGACGGTGCCGATCACCGATCGCTGCGACTGCGATTCCATCGACCTGAGTGCTGGCGCCGCTTGGCGTCTCGGCATCCCGCTTGACGGCATCGCCACTGTGTCGATCCGTTACTGATCACGGCCCACTAGGGATGATCATGGTGTAGGATCTAGGGACAGCAGGCAACCGGTCCTGCACCCCAACCCGAGAACCATGACCCACACTCTCTGCCTCGACAACTGCCAGACCTTTGGCTTCACCCCCAATCAGTTTGGCGTCGCCGTGCTTCGTAAGGCAATCAACGGCCGTACCAACCGCTGGCAGATCACCGGCACCTTCCAGATGACCCGCGAGGAGGCACGCAAGTTCTGGACCAGGATGATCAAGGACGGCGCCTTCCGCGTCTAACCCCAACGCGGCCCGCCG